GGTCCTCGGCGTCTCGGCTAACGAGAACCGCATTGGCGCGCGAGACCCCGTTAACCGACCATGGCGAGGGTGTCGTGGTCTTGGCCGAAACCTCGACACCAGGCCGCACCTTGCAGTTCCCTGCGCGCAGATCATCGCCGAACCACGCTACCACGAGGCTGATGCTTTCCACCGCCGGGGCCATGGATTGCAGCCGGTCGAGCGCCACGATGATATCGGCGGTATCAGCAATCGCGTTCAGGTTTTCCGCAGTGGTCGCGCCGCCAGCGCCAGAGGATTTCTTGACCGGGGCCGTCGCATAGCTGAACTCGCCCGAGGCTGGGATCAGGGTGACAGCTTTAACTAACCCTTCGGCAGTGTCGGGGTCCGCCAGTGGCAGGAACACCTCAAAGCTGATCTGCGGCAGACGATTGCCGAAAGCGCTGAGGTCCAGCTCTTCGAACACGACATAGGCCGTGCCGCGATAGGCAGGCGTTCTATCCGCGCCCATCTTGGCGCTAATGAACGGATTGGGGATCTGCGCCTCATCGCCCGGATACCAGCGCCAGGTGACGCCAGTCATATCCATCGGCTTGCCGTCGGCCCAAACCCGGCCGATGCCGGTGATCTCGCCCTCGCACAATGCTACGGCGAAGCTGGCATAGTAGAGATATTCGGTCGTCGTGACCTTTGCGCCGCCCCCGCCACCCTTGCCGCCGCCTTGGGTGGTGGTCTTGGTCTCCTCGCGGAAATCCGTGGCCCAGATGATATTGCCGCCGATCCGCATCCGGCCAAAGAGCCGTGGGATCACGGCCCCTTCGGTCGCAGAGGTGATCCGCAGCCCGTCGAGCCTTGCGCCCTCGATGCGTTGGGCGGGCGCGAGGGAGGACACGATCCAGTTGTCGACCAAGGATCCCACGGTGGACCCGATGAAACCACCAATGCTGAAGGCGCTGACGCCAAGCAGGGTGCCGCCGATAGAGCCACCGATCGTGGCGCCAACCGCGCCGAGTACAAGCGATGCCATAGGAGAACTTTCAGATGCTGCAGGAGGGCGGAAACAGGAAGGCGAAGGCTATGCGCCGCCGCCAGGCAGGGGTCAGGACTTCTTCGATGACGCCGAGCCGATCGTAAGAATGGATGAAGTGGTCGGGCGCGGTCACGATGCCGACGTGCTTGGCGATGGCCAGCGGCGTCATGCGAAACAGGATCAGCGCGCCGGGACTGATTTCAGTCGGTGCAATCGGGACCAGCATCGAGGCCGCCCCATCCGCGAGCACCTCGCGCGGCCCTGTCTCGCCCCAATCGCGACTGTAGGGTGGGATCGGAAACGGTTCGTCCCCGACCACCTCGCGCCAGACACCACGGGCGAGGCCAAGGCAATCGCAGCCGATGCCGCGCAGGCTGGCCTGATCGTGATAGGGTGTGCCGAGCCATAAGCGCGCGATGCCGACAACACGCTCTGGATCTTGGGTTGGCACGAATGAGTAATGCATGGTGGCGCTCTTGTTATTCAGCCTGTTTAGTGGCGGTGTTGTGCTGAGATTTGAAGAATGGTCGGCGTGTATGGATTTTACTGGGTTATCGGCGTTTCCCCTGACGCCTTCAGACGAAAAGGGGCGCGTGGAAACGGACCAATTGCAGGGGTTCCTTGACCGTCTAAAAGCGGCGGACCTGGGGTCTGTCTGTCTTCTCGGAAGCACGGGAACCTATGCCTATCTGTCTCGATCCGAGCGGCGCCGCGCCGTCGACGCAGCGGTCGAGGGGCTTGCAGGCGCGGTGCCCCTGATTGTTGGTGTCGGCGCGCTCAGAACCGATGAGGCGTGCGATCTGGCGAAGGATGCCGTCGCTGCGGGGGCCGATGCCCTGTTGCTGGCCCCGGTGTCCTACACGCCCCTGACGCAGGACGAGGCGTTCGAGCATTTCCGAACTGTCGCGGCCGCCACCGACCTGCCGCTTTGCATCTATAACAATCCGGGCACGACGCACTTCACCTTCAGTCTCGAACTGCTTGAACGCCTTGCAACGGTGCCCGGCATTGCGGCAGTGAAGATGCCGCTGCCCGCGCAGGGCGGTATTTCCGATGACCTGTCGCGGCTGCGCAGTGCCCTGCCGAAAGGTTTCGCAATCGGCTATAGCGGGGATTGGGGCTGTGCAGAGGCGCTGCTGGCAGGTGCCGATACTTGGTACAGTGTGATTGGGGGATTGTTTCCAGAGATTGCGGCCCAGCTGACCCGCGCGGCACAGGCTGGACACACCGATGAGGCACATCTGCTCGATGCGCGGCTTGTCCCACTTTGGGATCTGTTCAAAGAGTATGGCTCGCTTCGGGTGATCTATGCCGCGGCTAGGCAGTTAGGTCTGACAACGTGTGATGCGCCCCGACCAATCCTGCCGCTTGGGAAGGTCGAAACCCGCCGCGTTGCAGTCGCTACAGAGGATTTGATGAATTAGCACTTCAGTTCTGAGCGAGACTGCCATCAGCCGTGTGAACGCGCAGCGGCCTTTGTGATAGCGGGCGGATTACAGCACCCCGCCTTCATGGCCGCCGTCTTGGCTGGCATAGCGCAGCACGGCATCTTGGCCCGGTATGTTAGGAAAACCTCGGAAGTTGGCCATGTTGGCGAACTTCGCGCCACACGTCGCGATGCGCTTGTCGCAACCCGCCCGCGCGATGAAGCTGTCGCCCTCGGCGATGGCGCGCACCGGCGCTTCCAGCAGGGTAAGGGTCGCAATGGCATCTGCCAATCCATGGGCCAGCACTTCGGTGATGCGCCCGGTATTGGCACCGCTGGTCCATGTCAGGGTGCCTGAGGTGAACCAGCCCGCCTCGAATGTCGACAGCCCCGAGGCCATGAACGCGCGGTCACGCAACAGGTCGGTGATCATGCCCGCACCCTTGTAGACGGCGTTTTCCAGATCGATCTGGCAGCGCGCATCGCCCAGCGCCGCATCGCACCCTGCCTGAAACGTCCGCCCGACGGTCTGGCCCAGCACATGCGCCAGCGACCGCACTTCCGCCACGAAGGCCATACGGCCGCGCCGGATTTGACCCACCGCACCGCGGCGCATCAGCACCCGTTGGCTCGGGTCCGCCCAGTTCACCCGCCACAGCTCCACCGCTGCATTGTCCCAGCGCCCGTCGAGAATGTCGGTCTCGGTGATCCTGTCCGAGGTTAGCACGCCGGTGGCATCCTGTGCATCGACGGCCAGATCGGAGCCAGAGCGGATTTCGGACGCGGCGAACCCGCTTTCTGGTTCAAATTCGGTGCCATCAAAACTGAGGGCGCGATCATGGTCGGTAAAGCCGAAGCTGCCCCCATCCGTCCGCGAAATCCGCCAGCACCAGGATAAAGTCGTCGTGCCATCGTCGAGATGTGCCTGCAGCGCGGGAGAGAGGGATTTCATCTGCGGATCTCCAGCAAAGGGATAGATGTGATTGAGCCTAGCCGCTCGATATCGAGCGTGACGTCGAGCGTGTCGGTGTCGAAGCGGACGGGCACATCGAATTCAAAGCCTGCAGAGATTGCGACGCCCGCGCCGGGGGCGGCGTTGAACGTGACACTGCCGGTCGTGATGTCGACACTCCAACCGGTCATCTGCTCGACCCCGTTCAAAGCCACCCGGATTGTGCCCGCGACGGGTTTGGCAATGGCGCGGGTCCAGCTTTGTGCGCCGGAAGTATAGCGTTTCAGGAGCGCGAAGGTGGTGACTGCACCATTGCCAGTGCCAATGAGCTGGTCTGTGGGGGCGACCGCCTGCGATGGCAGGCAGGATTTGTAGTCGGCCCAGTCTTTATAGCGAAACCCATGCAGGCGAGCGTTGCGCGCCTCGAAGAAGGCAACGACCGATGCAAGATCATCTGCGCGGCGAATGCCGTAGGCCACGTCAAACCGGCGGCGCGAGTTGGCCCAGCTGGCGTTGCGTTCTTCGTCGCCACTCGCCAGTTCAACGATCTGGGTGCGCCGCTCCGGCCCGCCTCGCGCGCCACGGCTGATGTTGTCGGGAAACCTAACCTCGTGGAAGGCCATCACATGCCCCTCCGGCCCAGCGACACGGCGCGGGCGATATCAGCCGCGACCTGTGTGCGGGATTGCCGGAAGCTTTCGGCGTCGCGGGACATGATCGTGACAGAGATATTCGGCGCTGCGTTCTGTCCCTGGCCATATCCAGCCGCCTCCCTGCGCGACAGAACACGCTCGCCGCGTTGCAAGATCGCGGGCACTTCATCGGGTTTCAGCCCGGCCCAGCCCCCGGAGTGCATGCGCGGGGCACCGGCGAAGGCCATGGCAGGCACCATCCGGCTGCTACCCGCGACGCCAACTGTGCCGCCCGAATGCAGGATGTTCGCGAACAACCCGCCCGTGCCGCCAAGCGCACCCGATAAGGCATCGGCGATGGGGCCGAGAATGAAGCGCCGCGCGGCCAGTTTGGCCAGATCAGCGATCATCGAAGTGACGAGGCCGCTGAAGTCTAGCTTGCCGGTTTTGACGAAGTCGCCCACGGCGTTCTCTGCGCTCTGGAACGCCCCGACCAGCGTTTGGCCGATATCCCCGCCAATGTCCCGCGCCTTGGCTGCATAGTCAGCAAGGGCAGCCGTCACCGCGCCCCAGCCGGTTACTGCCTGCTCCGCACCCTCGGCGGCTGCGGCCCCTGCTGCGCGCGCAGCGGCTCCTGCGCCACCGGCAGCGGCGGCAGTGTCATCAAGTTCGGCGCTGAGTGCGTCTGCGGATACCGCTGCATCCGCGAGGGCCGTTTCGGCCTCGGTCCCGGCGCTGGTCATCGCATCACGCAGCGCCTGCCAACTCGCCAACGGGCGGCCAGCCGCATCGGCCAGCATGCCTGCTGCCTCGCGGTAGCCGTCGGCCCGGGCGCTGGCATCGTCGGCCGCAGCCCCCAATCCCAGATCAGGCGTATCGATGTAAGTCCGCCCCAGAGCCGCCGAGAATGCATCAGCTGCAGCAGCACCGGCCGCCTCTGCCGCACCCGCGAAGGGGTTGTCGATCCCGCCGAGTGCCACCGGATCGAGGGTCCCGAGCCGAACCCCACCTTCGCCGGTTGCCCATTCAGGGAGCAGGTCCAGCGCTGCGTTGAGCGTTGTAATGAACCTATTGATCCGAGTAACGACACCGTTCAGCATCGACTCCACGCCGCTGATCAGCCCGTTTGCGGCCTGAAACGCAAAGTCGCCAATGGCACCGGGAAGCCGCCCCCAGATCGCCTTCATCGCATCAAACGCGCCTTGGAACACGGCCACCGACCGGTCACCAAAACTGAACACGCCGGTGATGGCACCGTCGAGCGCCGTCAGCGTTGTGGCCTTCATCCCCTCCCAACCTGCTGCCATCCGTGCCAGTGCTGCATCAAGCGCGAGGCCGATGCGCCCCCACACCTCGAAGGCGAGGTCGGAGAGCAAACCCATCGCGTTACCAAAGCCACCGGCACCGGCCATCAACCGGGTGAACTGATAGACCAGCTCGCCCGCACCGACGATTAGCGCGCTGATGCCGGTTCGGATGAGCGCCCCGCGCAGGAACACCAGCGATGTGGCGAGGCCCCGCACCGACAGCGCGGCCATGGCCATGCCTGCCACCCAGCGCCCGGCCATGAGGCCCGCGAATGTGGTGGCATAGGTCGTCAGCCGCCCGATATTGTCGAAAAGTGCCGTGATCGCGATACCGACCGGCCCGGTGGTGCGCGCGACGGCGGCCAGCGCATTGGCCACAGCCTCGAGCGCGGGTGCCGCCGCCACGGCCAGTTGGTTCGAAACCCCGCGCCAGATCAACCCCAGGCGGGAAATCGCATCATTGGTCCGCTCGATCTGGTCAGCATCCTGCTCGGAAACCACCACCCCGAAGGCAAGCACGTCCTCTGTCGCCTGGCGCAGCGTCGCAGTGTCGATGCGAGACATGGCGATGGAGCCCTCTTCGCCGAAGAGCTGCCCCGCGACTGCGGCGCGCTCAGCCGCAGGTACGAATTCCGCGATGGCGGCGTTGATCGCCCCGACACGCTGGTCCAGCGGCAAAGCGATCAGGTCGGCGGCCGACAAGCCCAACCGGTCCAACGCGTCTGCCGCGGGGCCGGTCCCGGCAGCCGCCTGGCTCAACCGTCGCGTCAGATCCTTGGTCGCTTGCTCAATCCCGGACATCGACACACCGGCCAGTTCACCCGCACGCTCCAGCGTTTGGATCGAGGCGACTGTCGTACCGAGTGATTGGGCCAGTTTGGCCTGCGCATCCACCGTCTGCAGGCCGGAACGGACCATCGCGCCGCCTGCCGCCACCAGCGCTGCAGTGGCAGCCGCCGCTGCAAGCGTGGCGCGGCGGGCAAAGGCAGCGACGCGTGTATTCGCGAGGTCCATCTCACGCGACAGTCGCCCGAAGCCGCGCGCGCCTGCCTCACCCACACCTTCCAGCTCGGCGCGCACCTGGCGGCCGCCCTCGGCGACGAGGCGGACCGAGACGCGTTTTTCAGCCATCACGGCTTCCTTCCATCTGCTCGTTCACTTTGCGCACCATCACCGCCTCGATCTCGGGCAGCAGCTCGGCGGCGATCAGCGCGTCGATGCCCAGCGCT